ATTGTTACCGAAACCTGTATTATCTTTAATACCTAAAAGTATTGGAGATACAATTCCGTGTCCTAACATTATCTTCTCTCTTGCCTCGTCAGATAAGAACTGATATTGTGCGTGAGCATCTGGTAAGTGTATAGCTTCTATATCAGCCTTAGTTTCTGCCGATTCGTTAAATGCAATAATTGCTTTACCGCTATTAGAGCTACCGCTAAACTTTTGGTTAATTTTACTCTCTATAGATTGCTGAGTCTCAGCATTAGGTATCCCATTGTTAAAGTTTACAAATAAACTCGGTTGTAATCCGTTCTCTATATTCGATAAATGATAGTTAGACACCTCTGATTCTAACTCACTATATTGTAAAGATGCTTGATAATCTACTGTAGAGTAGTAATAGAAACCACTTCTGTAAGGTTTGAATATGTAAAGCTCGTTTACTTGAGATTTACTACCGTTACCAAATGTAGGTATTCTTTTGGGATTATCTGAGTTTTTACAGTCCTTCCAAGATGGATGATAGTAGTAAGCCTTTATAACACCTTTAGTAGCCTTCTCAGCTCTAAGGGTTTCCATAGGAAAGTGAGATACCTTTAATATCTTTGTTTTAGCCTTGTTGTATGTTAATTGCATAACACCTTGACCTAATAACTTATAATCATTAACAAGTCTTTTAACTTCTCTTGGTCTAAGTAGTTTCTTCATTCTAACATAATCCTCAGGAAATAAATCTGAATTAGTAGACTCCAAGCCTCTACCATAAATCATATCAACAATACCGTTAATACATCTACCATTAGTAGGACTGTCAAGGTATCTGTCTATAAGATTATCAAAATAATCGTTATTATCCCCAAACGCAACCCACTCTTTATTGTGAACTTCTTTGATTGTAGGAACTTGGTAAGAAGACATATTGACAACCCTAATGCTATCTTTGTATTCTTTACTAACTGTATTCTTTTTGTTTGAACTCATTATATTATGTATGTGTTATCATCTACTGTACTGTAAGGCTTGTAAATTGTGCCATTACCTATTTCGTGTTTCTCAGTTACCCTTTCCGAAGCAGTCTGAGAAGTTACGTATATCTTGTCTCTATACCAAAGCTCACTATCTTTAGATATTTCTAAGTAATAAGTAGAATCCTCTTCAAGAATTGCAGACTGAAAAGTAACTTGAGTGAAATTAACTATATTGCTAAAAGTAGCATTTGTTATAGATTCCTCTTTACCATCACCATCTCTTCTTATGTTTAAAACAAATACACCTGACAAGCTTGAACTTCTGGGTGCAATAGTTATTGTTTTATCTCCTACTGTTGGTTGTAATATTAACATACTATGATAACTAAATAATTTATTTTTGTTTTATTTAATAAAAAAACCCCACCAAAAGGTAGGGTTTAGTTTAACTGATAAATTACTATTATACAATAGTAAAACCAGCAGCCGCAATGTTTTCAGCAGCAGTATTACCTGCAGATGCAACATTAATAAAGTTAGCAGGTGCTTTTTCCATACCTGTAAAACTTAGAGTGTACCCACTCATATCAGCCATAGCTCCACCTGTTACTACAGTACCTCCTGTTACGTCAGCACCATACTCAGCTCCAGCTAAGAATACATTTCCGTTATTGTCTTCAACAAGAATGTTTGGTCTTCCGAAAGATAATAATTTAATAGTATTGTGGTCTTCTTTAGTTAATTTTTTAAGTGTCAACTCTAACACTTGCTCAAAAGCAGTAGTTCCATTCTCTCTACTTGATTGAATGTTTTCTGTATAGGTAGAGTTTCCTCTAACCTCGTATTTGTAAGCATTTGGACTACCAGCTACAGCATCAATTACATCTACATCTGTAGAATCGTATGTTATACTGGTTATGTCTCCAAAATTTACAAAATAAACAGCATTGATTCCTCCAACACTATCTTTACAAGGTTCTGTTCTACCTAAAGTAATATCACAAGCCATAATATTTATTTTTTATTTATTAGTTATAAAAAAAAGGGTAGGTAGCAATTACCTACCCTCTTTTTGTTTATTTATTTGAATCTTAGATTCCGTAAGTTACGATGTCTTCAACAACTCCGTACTGTACTCCTGCAGTAAATCGCATAATGATTCTTACGTTTTGAGAACCATCTAAGTCAGCCATATCTAAAACTTTTACTTCTTGGTGGTCTGATAATAAACCAGTTCCAAATTGTAAGTTATCTTTAGTAGTTGCTACCGCAGTGTTTGCTGCTAATCCGTTAGCCATAAAGATTTTTACACCATCAAAGTATAAGATGTTGATGTCTTGGTTGTTTCCTTGAGAATTTACACCAGCAGCACCTTCACCGTTAGCTTGGAATCCACCTAAAGCTCTTTTGTAAGCTCTAAATATGTTTTGAGAAACATAGATGAATAAATCGTCTCTACCATATAAAGCAGAAGGAATTTGGTCAACCACTTTTCCTAACTCATCTACTACGTTAGCAGCGGTTACAGTAGTTCCTGCAATTTGTTGTGCAGATGGTAAAGAAGCATCAGCAGCTAATAAAGTAGAAAATCCATCAAATGAACCTTCGCCATCTGCTCCTGCCCATATGTTCTGCTCATTCTTTTGTGCTACTTTAGCAGCAACATAAGAGATTAAGTAGTCTTGGAAAGAAGATGGTAAGTTGTCAAATGCAGAATATCCCATTTGAATTGCATCCCAATCAGAACGGAAATCTTTCTTACATAATTCTAAATTAACTTGTAATTCCTTTGGTTCAAGGATTCTTTCAGTTAAAGTCAAAGTTGAAGTGTCATTGAAGTCGCAAGTACCATTCTTAGTGATACCATCTAATTCCAATCTTTTAACAACCTCTTTGAACTTTACGTTTGGTCGGATAGTTAATCCACCATTTGCAATAGTGTTACCTGAAAGTAAAGCAGCAGAAATATATTTTCCTGCAGATTCTCCAGCGTAAGTTGTAGTAATACTTGTAGTAGTAGCCATTTTGTCTAATTTTAATTAAATAACATTCTATTAACTCTATCTTCGATAGTCATAGATTTGTTTGGGTTTGATAATAAATTCTTTTTCTTTTCGATTTGAGCCTCTGGAGAATGTACAACTTCTTCTACATTTTCAGATAGTTCAACCTCTTCTTGTTTAGATAACTCCTCAGGAACTTCTTTAGCTTCTCCCATTGGTTTATCTTCGATTAATGCTTTAATCATAGAAAGTAGCTCTGATTTTACTGCTGCTAACTCCTCAGAAGTAGCGTAACTCATAGCAGGAGCTTCAACTTCCTCCTCGATTACAACCTCTTCTTTAGACTCCTCAGCAAGTACAACCTCTTCTACTTCCTCTTCTACTTTTTCAGATACTTCCTCTGTAGATAACTCTACTGATTCTTCAACTGCAATGTCTTCAACTTTTACCTCTTCTTTAGAAAGATTTAAAAGCTCTTTGACATTATTAAGGATTTCTGTCGCTTTCATACTTATTGGTTTATATTAATATAACTATTTAAAATTTTACTGTCTTATTTTTACTCCTCTGGTTGTTTATGAATTGAACCTATACCTTGCTTCCAATATTCGTCTGTACTACACTTTCTTTTCTTTGAATACTTATCACAATCTATAGAATAGGTGTTCTTACATTTGCAATATTTAGCCCTCATTATCTATCTTTTTTAGTTTGCTGATTGCCCAATTAACACCTGCTGAACCACCCCAAGCATCCCACATAATACCTCCACAACCTTCTGAATAAGGTACGTCCTTATGTTGCTGATGTCTTTTGAACGATGCCATTCTTGCAATAGTATCTCTACTTAAAGGCTCTCTGTTGGCTAACTGACTTGCTCTTGTCCATCCAACACTTGTGCCACAAGAACTTCCGTTCTCTTTTTTGTACTTTAATGCTCTTTTCGCATTGTTAGTTGCACCTTGTGGATAATCGCTATAAGACTTTAGTTCTTGCTCTTCATACTTTTTAGGTTTAGTATGTACCCAACCTTTTTTAGTGTACTTGTCGTGTTCTTCTTCATTCATTATTTCAACACTTTCTCCTGTCTCAGGATTATACATAACGTGGGGGTACTCTACTAAATCCTCTTTTAAATGTTCGCCTTGAATTATTAACCTCTTTATCTCTTCTAATACACTACTCGCTTCAACTTCTTCAATATCCTCTACGTTATCACTAAACATACCCTCAATACTTAATCCTAAGTATTTACCTTGTTTAACATCTTCCCATACCTCATCATTGTCTATCTTCATAGTAACTGCCCAAGCACCTTTTACTGCATTTAATCCATACAAAGCAGTTTTATCTTTATTAGGGTCTTCTACTATCCAAGACTCTATAACAGATACACCACCTGTAAATTCAGCGTGTTCTAATGTTGTATTATTGTTTTTAAGACGTTTTAAGTATAGTTCAGACGCTTTTCT